AAGAACAGATCGCCCAGGAGCAAGCCGCTGCCCAGCAGCAGGCACTCGTGGGTCAATTCGGGAACCAGGCGGTAGACAAGATGGTTGCCAACGCCGAAGCAGCAAACCAACAGTGAGAGACAAATGACACAGGAAGGCATCGTGGAGACACCCATTGAACAAACACCAGCCCCCGCTGCCAGCGGAGAGAGACCGGCCTGGCTGCCTGACAAGTTCGAGACGCCCGAGAAAATGGCCGAGGCTTACTCGGCTCTTGAGACCAAGATGGGTCAAGGAGGCGATCCTCCTGCTGGCGATGATGCTGGAGCTCCTGCGGCAGAAGAGACGCCGGCACCGGCAGAAGGCCTAGAGATTCCCGCCCCCGAGCAGGGGTCCCAGGAGTTCGACTTCGCCCCCTTCTTCCAGGCCTACAACGACAACGGCTCCCTGAGCCCCGAGCAGTACGGCGAGCTCAAGGACGCGGGCTATCCCCAAGAACTGGTGGACAGCTACATCACCGGTCTCCAGGCCACCCAGAGTCAGCAGGCGAATGCTGTCTTCGAGAAGTTCGGAGGGGCCGAGGAGTACGCCAAGGTTGTCCAGTGGGCATCCAAGAACATGGACAAGTCCTGGCTGGAGAAGTTCAACGCGGATGTGTCCACGGGTGACCCCAACACAACCACGTTCGCCACCGAGGCCCTGCGCTCTGCCTACCTGGCGGCCAACGGTCAGACCCCTGAAGTTCAAGTCAGCGGCTCCTCTTCGGGACCGGGCGTGACGCCCTTCCGCAGTATGGAAGAGCTGATGACGGCCCAGAGGGATGAGCGGTACAAGTCCGGCGACCCGGCCTACCACAAGGAAGTGGAAGCCCGAATCCTCGCATCCCCTGACATCTTCTCCTGAGGAAACACAGCAGCATGAAAGCACGAAGCAAACCCGGTCCCATCGTGGACGCAGTCAAGTTTGACCCCCGCACTCCCCCTCCGATGTGCATGCCCAACCGCAAGAACATCGGCACCTGGTTGGTTATGTTGTCGGTCAAGGACGGTGAAGCCTGCGCCAGGGTGAACCCTGGGCAATACATCATCACCCCACTGGACGGCGGCATGCGTTCTGTCCTGGATGCCCGCCAGTTCCATGAGGGCTACGACATCCTGGAGGAGGACGGAGAGACCCCGGCCCCGAAGGCAGACCATCCTAGAGGAAAGGCCGCAGCTGTGGTCCGCCCCGGAGTCAGTGAGTCACCTGAGGAGCTGACTGAGAAGCCAAAGAAGAAGGCCAAGAAGAAGCCCACCGAGGAGGCAAGCTGATGAAGGTGCGCCTACTTCAATGGGTCCTCCTGGCCATCATCTCACTGGGTGCCATCGCAGGGTGCGCCACCAGCCCCCAAGCCCAAGCCCAGCTGGACGAGAATCAGCAGCGCCGTGAGGAGCTCATCGAGCAGCGCGTGGCCATGGATTCCCAGCTGGATCAGATGCGCTCCATGAATGCTGAGCTCCAAGAGAAGATCGAGGACGGCCAGGCAGTTGATGAGCAATTCCTGGACGACACTGGAGACGCCGTTGAGATGCTGACCGAGGGCCTGTTGGCTGTTCAGTCTGCACTGCAGGAGCTCTCCACGGCAGACGAGACCATCAAGACCGAGGACAAGAAAGACCAGGGCATGTTCTGGGCGCAGCTCGCAGGGGTTGCTCTAGGTGCCGGTGGTCTGAGCTCTAGGTTTGGTCCGAGTAGATCGAAGGCGGCCATCGAGGCACTGCAAGCAAAGGTGGAATATGCCGAGCGTATGCTCACCACCATGCAGGCTGGAATGTCCCAGACTCAGCAGGCACCCCCCGCCTCTCCTCCTGCTTGAGTTCGCCTCCACCGTGTAGCTCATGGTGGACGCACGCCACTTCCTGGTTCCGGCGTAAAACGAACCAGGACTTCTGGCCGTGTAGTTCAAGCGGGCGGGTCTCTGCAGAGATGTCGTCCCGGCAGAACACCCGTTTGAAATACGGGAGATGGGGCGTTCGATCCCCCCCACGGCCTCCATGCAACCAGACGCGCTGCGTCTGAGTCGCCACAGACCCTCTCTCTTCCCAGAGGACTGCGGCCCGGGTACGCCCGGACAACCCAGAGCCAACCGGCTTGACGAGCGGTGAGTGACACCAACTCCCCCTCACCCCAGTTTGAAGGAGGTGGCCAACCATGGCTGCCATTACCACGTTCCCGAGTCGCCTCGGTGACATCAACGTCGGCGCTGCAAGTGCAACTGACGAGGCTAACTTCGCCCTGTTCCTCAAGAAGTTCTCAGGCGAAGTCCTGACCAGCTTCCATGAGAACCAGGTCTTCCGTGGGCTCCACAGAGTCCGCACCATTCCGAATGGCAAGTCCGCCCAGTTCCCTGTGATCGGGACGGCCTCTGCCAACTTCCATGTCCCCGGTGAGTCCATCATCCAGAGTGATGACGGTGCCGGTGGTCCGAAGTACCTGTCCGAAGTCAAGCATGCAGAGCGCATCATCTTGGTTGACCATGCTCGTCAGTCGTCCGTCCTCGTGTCGGACATCGACGAGATGATGAACCACTACGAGACCCGTGCGACCTACGCGATGGAGCTTGGGGAAGCGTTGGCCAACAAGGCCGACACGACCTGGGCAATCGTCGCTACTCGTGCGGCTCGTGCTGCTGCCACCCTGACGGGAGGTAACGGTGGTGCTGTGTTGACGCATGACCTTGTTACCGCCACGGGCCAGACCCGAGCGGACAACTACATGACTGCCTTCTACGAGGCGGCCAAGACGTTGGACAACAAGAAGATCCCCAAGCGGGATCGCGTCATCGTTATCGACCCGGACACCTTCTACCTGCTCCTGCAGTACCGGAAGGATGACCTGATCGACACCGATCTGTCTCCCGGCAACGGCCATGTGGCCAACGCCACGCTGAAGAAGGCGGTTGGTATGGACATCGTGGTCTCCACGAACCTGCCCACCACCAACATCGTCACCAACGAAGTGGGTGCCCGAAACACCTACACGGGTGACTTCACCAAGACGAAAGCCTTGGTGCTTCAGAAGCAGGCGTTCGGTACCGTCCAGCTCCGTGGACTCACTGTTGAGTCTGGCTGGGAGCGCGAGTACCAGGCGCACCTCACCATCGCCAAGGGCGTGTGGGGTTCCGACATCTTGCGCCCCGAGTGCGCCATCGAGATCGAGGACGACGGCGTCTAGCAGTTGAGTGACCACTCGCACTTCGTGTGCGTGTGGTTGCTACTTTGCTGTGGACCTCCTGAGCACCTTCCCGCTCAGGGGGTCTGCACTTCATTCACCCAACCCCCACCCCACCGAATCCTATGGTACTAGCCCGCTCCACTGAGCTCGACGCGCTCAACACGATGCTGTCTACCATAGGTGTTCTCCCTGAGACCGGCACCACGGATCTCACAGGGGAGCCGTCGATGGCCTTGAATGTGCTGCGGGAAGTCTCCCGGGCTGTTCAAGCTGAGGGTTGGCACTTCAACACAGAGAAGGAGGTGACCATATCTCCCAGCGAGGTCGAGGGGTACATCGAGCTGGGTACCAATGTGGTTCGTGCTGACCAGACGGATGGCAAGTATTCGACCATCGATGTCTGCCAGCGGGGCGAGAAGCTCTATGACCGCAAGGCCAACTCCTTCGTGTTCACTGGTGATGTCGAGGTGACCCTAGTGGTTCTCCTTGACTGGGAGGACCTACCGGAGCCCGCCCGCGCCTACATCTTCCAGCGGGCTTCTCGAATCTTCAAGGACCGCCAGCGGGCAGACAATAAGACCCGCGAGTCCGCGCCCACCGCTGAAGAGATGCGTGCCCTGGCCACGCTCAAGCACATGGAAGGGGACACTGCGGACCACTCCATCTTCGACTCCCTGCTTCCGTGGCAGGTGCGTAACCGCGACGGGCGAGGCATCCTCTAGTGAGTCTCGTAGGCTACCCCACGCCTTCCCTCATCGGTGGCGTGTCTCAACAGCCTGATGCACTTCGCTTCGACAACCAGGCGCGTGTCTCGGACAACGCTTGGATGTCCCCGGTTGATGGCCTGGTGAAACGCTGGGCCACTGATCATGTGGGCACGTTATTGACGGGGCGCTACGAGAGGGACCCCCTGGTTCACGCGATCAACCGTGACAAGGATGAACGGTACGTATCGCTCATCTCCTACAAGAAGGTGCGGGTCTTCGGCCTGGACGGTACGGAGCACGGGGTGTATGCCCCCGGCGGTGGCGCTGCTAACTTCAAGTACCTGAACAGCCACATCGAGCTAGACAACCAACTGACCAACTTCGAGGTGTTTGGGCCTGGTGGGTGGACGCCCGATGCAAACGCTATTGCTCCTGCAGCTAGTGGCATTGAAGACCCGTGGCGCTTCGTGGATTCGGTGGCGCTGCGAAACAAGGTGGGTCCGGCTGCCGGCGGAGTGTACGAGCACTCCACTGGTGTCTTTGAGGCTGATGGTACCTGGCAGGTGTTCTACTGCCACATGCGCGTGGAAGGTATCTCTGGTGCCTCGGACACGATGATCCTGAAGCTGGATGATCCTACAGCCGGTACCTCCGCACAGATCACCTGGGACACCACGGACGACACCTACATTGTTGCGGGCGATCCTAACGCCATCGGTGGTGTAGACATAATGAAGGACGGGGACTGGCGCAGGGTCTGGATGGCTGTCCCTTCAGGGGATGGAACCGGCGGCACAGTCAAGGCAGGCAACGCCCGCAAGTCCCAGATCATTATTGGAGACGCGGACACCAGCGAAGGAGCTCTAGCATTCGGCGCTGTCCTGCTGCCTGGTGAGCAGGCCCCGAAGGACTATGTGCCCGATGACCAGCACTACAAGGCCCTCACGGTTGCCGACTACACCTTCGTCCTGAACAACAAGAGGACGCCCGCCATAAAGGCCACCCTGTCCAACACGGACTCAGGCCTGACCAATGCGGAGTATGGGGAGACCCTGCTGTTCTGCAAGGCTGTGCTCAACTGCTGCCACTACCGACTGCGGGTTACCATGGATGACGCCACAGTCCATGACCTGGACGAGTGGACCCGTGGTGTGCGCTACATCGCAGCAGGTACAAACAACGAGGCATGTGGCTCTACGAAACCCTCCACGGCGGCCATCATCGCGGGCCTGGACACGGACATCACCACAGCTGAGGCCAACATCACCACGAAGGTCAGCACCTTCAATGATGGTGGATCTGACAACGACGACGGCGGCCCTGTCCTGTGGATGACCGGCAACGCCACCAAGGCCATCGACCAGGTGGACGCATGGACAACCAAAGGTGACCACCTGCTGGCCATTCGTGACGAGGTGGAGTCCATCACCGATCTGCCTGTCATGGGCATCCATGACTTCCGTGTGAAGGTGGCAGGGGACCAGGAGACTGGTGCTGACGACTACTATGTGAAGTTCGTGGGCAAGGATGCTGCGTCCGACCTGATTCAACAGGGCAAGTGGGAGGAGACTCTCGCCCCCGGGATCGCCTACGAGATCGACGAGGACACCATGCCGCACCAGCTGGTCCGCCAGCAGGATGATGCAGCAGGCACGGTCACCGGCACGCCCTACGAGATATACTTCGAGTTCGGCCCCGCCGCTTGGGACGACCGGAACGTGGGTGACCTGACGACCAACCCTGACCCCTCCTTCATTGGCCGGCAGATCAGCGACATCTTCTTCCACTCCAACCGCTTGGGATTCCTGGCTGACCAGAATGTGATCCTGAGCGAGGTGGGCCAATACTTCAACTTCTGGCGCACCTCAATCACCGAAGGCACCGTGGACTCTGACCGGGTGGACGTTGCGTCCAGCACCACCGATGTGGTCATCCTGGAAGATGCTGTGACCTTCGAGGATACCCTGCTCCTGTTCTCAGATCGCTCGCAGTTCCTTGTGACGGGTGAACCCTCACTCACGCCCAAGACCGCAGAGATTGTCCCCGTGTTCAACTACGAGACCTACTCTGCGGCTCCCCCCGTAGGCGTGGGCAGGGGCACCCTGATGGCCTACAAGAAGGGCCTCTTCAGTGGACTGCGAGAGATCATCCGGGCTGGTGAAGAGGACTTCCAAGACATCGACACCTCTGGCCAGATCCCTGCCTACATCAGTGGAGACATCACACGCATCGAAGGGTCGTCCCTGGAAGACGTTGCCGTGGTCCGCTCTGACGGAGACTCCAGCAAGCTCTACATCTACAAGTGGCTGTGGAACGGGAACGAGAAGGCCCAGTCGGCCTGGTTCCGCTGGGACATGGGCCTGGACGCGGACATCCTGGATGTGGCATTCATTGAGAGCGACCTCTACCTGGTCGTGCAGCGCAACGATTCCCTGTATCTGGAGAGCTCCCGCCTGTCCACCGATGTCAAGGACTCCAGCTTGGGCTGGCAGGTGCGGCTGGACCGCCGCGTACAGGACGCTGACTGCACCACCAGCTACGCCGCAGGTGTGAACCGCACAAGCGTCACGGTGCCCTATGGACTGGACAAGGCAACCATCACTGGCGAGGCCAACAAGATCCCGCTGATCGCTGTGGACGCATCCACCGGGGAGCAGATCACTCTGTCCAACCTCGTGCCCGCCACCAAGACTGTGGACCTGGAAGGGGACTATGACCTGGGCGGGGGTGGTGGAGACTTCTTCCTGGGCTTCGAGTACGAGTTCATCCACGAGTTCGGCCAGCTCTCACTGCGTGACAGCCAGGGCAAGAACGAGGTGCCGCGCCAGGGTCGTGTGTCTCTACAGGGCTGCATCCTGGACCTAGAGGACACCGGATATCTGGAAGCCCATGTCACGCTCAAGGGCAAGTCCACGAGGGTCTCCGAGTTCACGCCTGGCATCAGTGGTGACCTGGTCATCGGCCAGCTGGCCCTTGCTGACAGCGAATTCCGGTTCCCTGTCGGTGGGCGATCTGACAAGGCCACCGTGGAGCTCCGTTCAAAGTCCCCACTACCCTGCCGGATCATGTCGGCTGAGTGGCAACTGTCATTCTCTTCGCAGAGTACCCGCTTCACGGGGTAACTGTCCGGTCTCCCGAGGAGGGGGACCTGGAGTACCTGGTGGCCAACCTTCGGCAGGCCGATGTTCAAGAGGTCGAAGCATACGGTGGGACCGTGGCCGAGAGCTTGGCCGAGGGCCTGGCACCGGGACGCTCCACCTATGTGGTGACGCTGGACGACGAACCTGTCGTGGTGTTCGGTGTCGGCCCTGACCCAAGCCAGATGGATGTCGGCGTCATCTGGCTGCTGGGCACAGACAAGATGCGCTCCATCTCTCGCCTGTTCATCCGCGAGTCCAAGACCTGGTTGAAAGACTTGGGGGAACCCTACGACCTCCTGCACAACCTGACGGATGCCCGGAACAAGCTCCACCACCGATGGCTGAAGTGGTGCGGCTTTACGTTCGGGCCCCTAAAGAAAATCGGACCCCAGAAACTTCCCTTCTACCCCATCTACAAAAGGACTGACCTTGTGTGACCCCACCATGATGGCCATGATGGCCGGCGGTTCTGGCCTGGTGGACTTCATCGGCACCAACCGCATGGCCAACTACCAGGGCCGTGTTGCGGAAGTAAACAACCAGATCGCCGCCCAGGACGCCATGGCCCAATACGAGGCCACCGTGCGCCGGGAAGACCAGGAGAACCTGTCTGCAGCACAGGCCCTAGAGGAGACCCGCCGCGCATCCGCGCAGGCACAAGGGACTCTTCGGGCTGCTGCAGGCGGCACCGCAGGAACCGATGTCGGCGTGCTAATGGATGACTTCGTGGCCCAAGAGGCCAAGCACCGCGTGGCCACCAAGAGAAACCTGGACTTCCGACGTGAGGAGTTCACCGCGCAGCGAGAGGGCATCCGCCTGGGTCTCCAGAGTCGCCAGATCGCAAACACACCCCCTCCCATGCCTGACTTCTTCGGGGCTGCCCTTAGGATTGGTGTGGGTGCTGCAGATTCCTACTACCGGGCAGGTGGAGAGTAATGGCCAAGCGTGGACAGCAGCAGCCGAGGGACCTACAGAGCGCCCAGCGGATCACCCCGGTAGCCACACCCAGGGGCAACACTCCCCTAGCTTCCCTGCCCCGGGCAACCCTGACTGCAGCCCAGCAGCTCGCCCCCCTGTCTCAGACCTTGGCTGGCATCGCTGGCCATGTGCGGAAGCAGGACGAGGAGAAGAACCTGGGTCTAGGGTCTGCCGCGTTTGACAAGGTTGAGGCTGACGCACTCAAGGCCCTCCAGAAGAACCAGACAGAGTGGCGTAAGGCTGTCCAGGCGGGCGCTGCAGAACTGTCCAACCCTCACCAGCTGAAGAGCTACTGGCGGGACGCTGGGGCCCAGATGGCCGCTCACGCGCAGCGCCAGGCACAGGACCAGTGGTCCGACCTAACGTCTGTCCTGGGGGAGGATGGGATGCTGCGGGCGGACAGGTCAACCCCGGACCACTTCGCCTTGGCCGCCCAAGAAGCCGTGTCCGCTGCCTTCGAGTTCGATGGTGAGGGTCTGCCCCAAGAAGCACAGCAGGCCTTCGTTCGGTATCGCCAGCGGTTCGAGATGGACTTCGTCCCCAAGGTCACCGCGGCAGGTATCGAGGCGGCCACCAAGCACAATGATGAGCTGAAGTCTAGCCGCAACCGCCAGGCCTTTGACACTGTGTTTGAGGCTGGCAGCTACACCGAAGAGGCAGCCATCGGCCTGGTCGAGCAGGTTGAAGAGGACTTCCGCCAGGGGTTCACCTCCGCAGAGAGCCCCGGCAAAGCCCGGCACCTGTTCGCAAGCGCAGGCATCGACGCACTCCAGCAGTTCATGGAAGCAGATCAGCCTGAAGAGGGCCTGGCAGCTCTGGACTTCTTGCGCTCACTGGCACCCGGTGGGGCGCCCCTTGGAGAGGACCCGAAATACACCGGCATGTTCGAGGACCTGGAGGACCGCTTTCAGGCTGCAGAAAGCAACGTGCTCGCCAGGGAGAACAAGCGCCATAACGATGGAGTCCGTAACGCCACGGACGAGGCCTTTGAGACGCTGGGCCCCAGGGTCCGCGCTGCGGGTACGCCCTACGAGCGCAGCCAGGAGCTGGAGAAGATCGAGCGCGAGCTCACCGAGGACCAGCCGTATGGCGAGCTCAACGAGGCAGTGATCGAGCAGCTGCGGGCACGGCTCACGCCCCTCACCCGGGATATCACCCAGCACGACGACATGATGGGCCGCGAGCTGATGAAGGAGATCCACCTAGGGTCACCTGAAGAGCTGGAGCTCATGTCCGAGAAGCTGCGTGGTGCTCTCGCGGAGAACCGTATCTCAAATGAGGTCTACTCCAACCTGACCAATACGCTGAAGGAGAAGCTGTCCCTTGATCCTGTTCGGGGCTCTGCTTCGGCTAAACGTCTGGCTCAAGAGCTAAGGCTCTCGGTGAACATGGAGCACCTGGACCCCTCACTGGCCAAGGAGTTCCAGGACGAAGCACTGGTCATCTATGACGAGGCTGCGCGTCGGCTGGAGGACCTAGACGACCAGGCCGACCAGGCACCGGATCGTGAGCGGTTCCTGCAGGACCAGATGCGGGAGTTCTTGCCTGCCTACAAGGAGCGCATGGCTGCTCTAGACGAGAAGGCCACTCAGCACCAGGAGTTCATGGTGGATGTTCAAGCCGGCTGGGCCAGGGGACTGGATCAGACTCCTGCGATTGAGCAGGCCCTGCAGGACGGAAGCATCAGCCTCTCCCGCTACACCGATCTCAGGAACCAGAACAGCAAAGAAGCGGACATGGAGTCCAACTTCTTCTACCCAGGTGGCCCGGCTGACATAGCCATAAAGGGAACCATCGACACTCTGCTGTCCAGTGATAATGCAGAAGGTGTGCTGATTGAGCTTGGAATGGGCGGCTTGTCCAAGGACAGGATAACCGACGAGGGCCTTCTGATCCGCAATACGATTGAGGAGCGCGTCAGAGAGAGGATCACCGCCCGCCTGCATGAAGAGCTCCCCCAAACAGAACCGCACGCGGTCAAGGGCAAGGCCGCACAGATTGCCCGTGAGACAGCCAAGGAATTCCTGGACGAGATAGTGAAGCCCACTGCCCAGCGTGGGGCTGAGTCCTTCGATGAGGCAGACGGCCTGGGTGAGGGTTTGGCCAACGTCGCGGATCGTCAGGAAGACGACAACCTGCGAACACTACACCCGCGCCTAATCAGGGACATCCTGGCAGGGAGGGCACAGGACAACCAGCTGAACCCCATCACGGTCAAGGACTTTGGAGAGGGTCTCGCGGACTCTACAGGCCTGGCGGAAGCTGCCGCCCCCCCGGGCACCTTCATGTCCTCGTTGATCCCTAGCCAACTCTGGGAGCGCAACACGGATTACTGGAAACTGCTACGAGGCTATGTGTCTGGCGTGGACGATACACCTCGCCCGCTTCAAGCACAGAAGCTGCACAGAGCTCGATTCCTTCACGCCCAGCGAATCATGCACCTGGAAGATGTGGAGGACAGTCAGAAGCACGAGGCTGTGCTGGAGATGTATAAGCACCAGGGCCTGCAACCTGGCGACATCTTGAAGGGCTCCTTCAACGTCTCCATGTCCTCGCACCGTCTCACGCAGATATGGCTGCAGGAACGTGGCACACCTGTCACCCACCCGATCAACCCTAGGGAAATCACTGCCTCCAAGGAGGAGTTCGAGATCCCGTTCAAGCCAGCGGACATCAACCCCTATGAGGTCCCCATCTGGCAGAGCGTCCACGCCCTAGAGCTGGACCTGAGAAACGACCGCGCCTTCGTTGAGAAGGTCCTGTTGTCTACGGGCAACATCTCCAAAGCCGAGCTTCAAGATGTCATTGAGGCACAGAAGGCCGCCATCCAAATCAACTACGGACTATGAGCTACAGACCTGACCTTGTACGCAAGGACGATCAAGGCTTCCTGGCTTCTGCCGGGGACTTCCTCGCTGCCCCCTTCCGGGGGATCGAAGCTGCAGCCCAAGATATCTATGGACTAGCGGACACCCTGACGGGTGACTTCCTTCCTGACTGGGACAACCGGTTGCTGGGCGAGTCGTCCACCACTGCCGGTGCTCTGTTCGAGGGCATTACCAACTTCGCCACCGGGTTCGTCCCTGTGGTTGGCTGGGTGGGAAAGAGTGCCCGCGTGGGTCGTGTGCTTGGTGCTGGTGGCTCCTTGAATAAGGGCATCACTGCTGCACGCGCCGCAGGGAACGCCAAGAAGCTCGCAGGACTGAACGTGGCCAAGGGTGCTGTCGCGGGGGCCATCACAGACTTCGCGGTGTTTGATGGGAACGAGGAACGCCTGGCCAACCTGATCCAGTCCAGCCCCGG